AAAAAAGAATAAATTCTTTGAGTATAAGTCACACCGCATTGCCCAGCGTCTGCGCGACATAAACGGAGACAGTACCGTGCTGAAGATCAAAGGCCGCGCCGTGCGCGTCTGGCAGATCCCAGCGTTTGAAGTTGGTGACATAGATATTACAACCCCAGACTTTACTCCAAAACAGGAGAGCCCGTTTTGACCAGACCTCCCCCAAGCGAAAGAAACTCAGAGATCGTTAGATTGATCGACGAAGAACTCATGACAAAAACCGCCGTAGCTAAACTGTACAAGATAAGCAAACAGCGCGTCTGGCAGATCTATAGAAAGGACAAGGAAAGTGTTCAGAATATTCGGCCCGCCCGGAACTGGTAAGACGACACGCCTTCTTAATATGGTTGATGACGCTCTCCAGAAGGGTGTCAATCCAAAGAACATTGCTTTCCTAGCCTTTACTCGTAAAGCCGCAAACGAAGCAAAAGAACGTGCCGCCAAACGGTTTAACTTAGATCCGAAAAAAGACCTGTTCTATTTTCGTACACTGCATAGTCTGGCCCTAACCTGTTCCGACATTCGGTCCGAGCAAGTTATGCAAGATGAGAACTACCGTGAGCTTTCGCAAAAGATGGGGGTTCAACTTCACACAAGTAGGGCCAACTACGATGATGATCTACCCGACATGCTCAAAGCAACAGATCCTATCTTGGGCTTAATCAATCTTGCCAGAATGAGAAAGATCCCGCTCAGAGATCAGTACAACAGTACCCAGATCGAAGCCGAGTGGAACACCGTGACATATGTAGACGAATGCCTGCGTAGCTACAAAGAGAATATGGAGATGTTCGACTTCACAGATATGCTGGAAAGTTTTCCTAAAGAAGGTCACAGAAGCTGCCCTAACTTTGATCTGTGCTTTGTAGATGAAGCGCAAGACCTATCGCCAATCCAGTGGGACATTGCTCACCTTATAGATGAGAAGTCTAACCGCATGTACTGTGCTGGTGATGATGACCAAGCCATCTACCGCTGGGCAGGGGCAGACGTAGACCAATTCATAAACCTAGAAGGCGGGTCAGAAACTCTCTACCAATCCTACCGTGTTCCGTTTCTCATACACGAACTGGCAGAACGGGTCGTGTCCCGTATCGGTAAGCGCTTCCTAAAAGAATACAAACCAAAGACTGACGCCTACGGATCTATCCGGCGCATATTTAGTATCGAAGAGATAGACATGTCCGAGGGATCGTGGCTCATTATGGCCCAAGCAGGATACCAGCTAAACCCCGTGTCCGGAGAACTGCGCTCGTCTGGATACCTGTTTAACAATCGCGGACACCGCTCAATCTCTGAGAAAATATCCGACGCAGTTAACGGTTGGGAGCAACTGCGTAAAGGAAAAGAAATCACCGGAGCCGTGGCGCGGAAGGTGTACAGCTACATGTCAACTAAAGAACGCATAAAGAGAGGCTTTAAATCAATCGCCGGAGTCGAAGATATAGACTTCGTAGACTTGAAAACACTGATCGCGGACCACGGGCTTCTGGCTACAGAAGATATGGTTTGGCACGTTGCTATGGATAGGCTACCAGAGAGTGACCGAGCTTACATCATTGCCATGCTAAGACGCGGCGAGCGCTTCAATGGAGAACCTCGCATAACCGTGTCAACGATACACGGAGCAAAGGGCGGAGAGGCAGACAACGTTGTGCTGTTCACGGATCTTTCTCCCGCCGCAGAGGAACAGATGACCATTACCCCAGACGATACGCACCGCGTCTTTTATGTGGGCGTTACCCGTGCAAAAGAAAACCTTTTTATTGTTGAACCAGAAGATTTTACAAGGAGTTATGACTTATGAACTGTTGGCACTGTAAAACAGAACTTATTTGGGGAGGAGATCACGACATAGATGATGACGAAGAACATTCTATGGTGACAAATCTTTCGTGTCCTGAATGCGAAAGCTATGTATTAGTTTATTATCCAAAGGAGAAAGAAAATGAAGAAAATGACATTTGATGAATGGAAGGCACATGAAGAGGTCCAGCGCAAGGAATACAAAGAGATGGGCGTGACAGATCTTAACGAAGTGCGGACTAGAAAGATGTGGGGCGATCCCGCCGTTAAGGATGAGGACATTCCTTGCGAAAACTTTACATGGGACGAAGAATTAAAAACATTTGTCCACACAGGAAGCTCAAACACGGTGAAACACTAATGAAACGTAATGAAATTTTAGATAAGTCAAAAGAACTTATCAACGGACAACGCGCCAAGGATTACGGCGATGCCTTTGAAAACCACAGTCGTATAGCAAACGGCTGGAATATTATAATGAACGGGGCTTTAGTCAGTCACGGCTACCTAACCGAGCAACATGTCATATTAATGATGGATTGGGTCAAGACGGCCCGCCTTCTGCAAACCATAGACCATGATGATAGTTGGGTGGATAAAATTGGTTATAGCGCTCTTGGGGGAGAGTTTTCAGAAAAAAACGAAGAACTAGATAATCTCGGCATAGACATTGACATGCTGAGAGAAGTCGAAACAATACAAAGAAAGATGAATAAATGAAGCTTAAAATAGCCAGCCCCTCTCTAAAGTCGGAGTGGGTTCCCCCAGCGGAACTTCCTGACCTTACGGGCGCAAATACAATCGCCATAGACGTAGAAACCAGAGACCCCAACATTAAGAAGAACGGGCCCGGATGGGCCGTCGGAGATGGGGAAGTGGTGGGCTATGCTGTAGCTACGGCAGATTGGGCTGGCTATATCCCCACAAGACACCGTGGGGGTGGAAACTTAGACGAAAAGATAGTCAACAGATGGCTCAAGAAAATCTTTGACTGCCCAGCCGACAAAATCATGCACAACGCACAGTATGACGTAGGCTGGATCAAACGCATGGGCTTTGAAATCAACGGGCGGATCATCGACACGATGGTCGTCGCGTCCCTGTTAGATGAGAATAAGTTCTCCTACGCCCTAAACTCTCTCGCGTTTGAGTATCTGGGGCTCGCAAAGAACGAAAGCTTACTTAGAGAAGCCGCCAAGGAGTTCGGATTTGATCCCAAGGCAGACATGTGGAAAATGCCCGCCATGTATGTTGGTCCCTACGCCCAGACCGACGCAGAAGTAACCCTGCAACTCTGGGATTACCTAAAAGTAGAGATCGGAAAGCAGAACCTTTGGAATATTGTCAACCTAGAGCTAGACCTACTGCCCTGCTTGGTCAACATGACTTGGCGCGGGGTCCGCGTAGATATGGACAAAACCGAAAGAACGCGCGACGCGATCCTTAAACGCGAGAAAACTGTCCTAAAAGAGATAAAAAACCTTGTGGGCCGTGACATAGAGATCTGGGCGGCAAATTCTATATCAAAAGCCTTTGATGACCTCTCCATACCCTATCCCAAGACAGCAAAAGGCGCTCCGTCGTTTAAAAAGCAGTTTTTAGCCGAGCATACCGAGAAATTGCCACAACTTATCGTTCAAGCGCGTAGTTTAAACAAAACCAGCGGAACTTTCATCAATAATATCCTAAAATTCTGTCACGGCGATGGCAGAGTGCATTCGCACATCAATCAGATACGCGGAGACGATGGCGGCACGGTTTCTGGTAGATTTTCTATGAATAATCCCAACCTACAGCAAATTCCGGCCCGCGACCCTGAGATTGGCCCGCTTATACGCTCTTTGTTCCTTCCAGAAGAGGGAAAGCAGTGGGCGTCAATAGATTACTCGCAACAAGAACCGCGGATCTTGGTTCACTACGCCCATGTTTACGGAAAAAGCCGCGACGTACCACTAAGGGGTGTCGAAGAGTTTGTAACAAGCTACCGAGAGGATCCAGACATGGATTTTCACACAATGGTGGCAGAAATGGCAGATATTCCTCGAAAACAGGCCAAAACCATCAACTTGGGCATGATGTACGGTATGGGAGTGGCAAAACTTGCAGATCAGCTAGATATTGAAACGTCAGAGGCAAGAGCCCTCGTTAATCAGTACCATGACCGCGTACCTTTTGTAAAAGGACTGATGACGGGCGTCACAAACCGCCTAAACAACAAAGCAAGTGGCGGCGCGATAAGCTCAATCCTCGGAAGGAAGTGCAGGTTTAATCTCTGGGAGCCAGACTCCTTCGATATGACCAAAGCTATGCCATACCAAGAAGCAGTCCTAGAATATGGCGAAACATGCCGTCTAAAGCGGGCATTTACCTACAAAGCACTGAACAGACTGATCCAAGCGTCCGCCGCGGATATGACAAAGAAAGCTATGGTAGATTTGTACAAAAAAGGGTATTTACCCATGCTTCAAGTGCATGATGAGCTTTGCATGTCAGTAAAAGACAGAAAAGAAGCAGAAACTATTGCAAAAATTATGGTAAACGCGGTAGTATTAGAAATCCCTAGCAAATGCGACGTTGAAGTGGGTCCAAGCTGGGGTGAAGCTCTTTAGGATGGCTTCTAGCGCACGGCTCACTGGCGCACTCCACTTCTAACTAAGGCGGCACTCCACCCAGTGTCGCCTTTTTTCTTGTAAGTTCCCATAAACTCCTATATGCTTTTTTATGAAAACGCAAAAAAGGTTAGCCCAATGGATACTACAAAATGGAAAAGCGTCCTTGTACCTATTGAGGTGTACAAAGAGATCAAAGAACACTCCGTTGTTAACGGAAGAACAATTAGTGGGCAGTTAAGGATCATGTTTGATGTTTATTCTAAGAACAGAGATAAACCGCTTGACGTATCCCATAAAATCGCTTATAAATAGCGCAGACATTCTCCAAATGTTTCAATCGTTAAAACCTTCAGTCACATGTCCTGACTGAGGGTTTTTTCTTTTTTACGACCATTACTTGACATTCTCCCATACAATCTATACTCTATGGTTATTGGAACAGGAGATATGTAATGACTGATGACTTCAAAGATATGCTTCTGCGATACTTGCGAGACATGACAGAACGCGGTGACCACACCGCTAAAAATCTATTAAATTTGATTGAAGAGTACGATTTATTAGATTTGATTGAAGAGCAAGAGTCATGAACCATTGGCAAGATTATGTGATTTTTGCAATCATAACTGCAATTGTTTTAGTTTGGATAGTCGGCGTTGTTGTCGGCTGGTTTTAAAGGAGAAAGTAATGGAAACTTATACACTAGATATTAAGGGCGGGTTGCCAGTCAAACTAACCGCAGAACATACGCTAGGAGACTTAGAAGGTATCGACAAGACAATGCGTAAACCCCATTGGGGACCGCACCTGTTTCGCTTAAAGAGCGGGGAAATGGTTTTGTATATTGGCCTCATGCATAACTGTGGTCAACAAAAGAATTTCTTTGGTAAAATATATATGAACGTTGAAGATCTAAGCTCTCAAAATATTCTACAAATATTTGGCAATACATATTCTTCACATGCAATGAATATTATTAAAGCACTTGGTCTGCAAACTGAAATCGAGATTTCGTAATGTCTATGACAGCAGAAATAAAACTACGGGACGCTGACAACTTAGTTATATCGTCCACGTTTGTCACATCGGAACATTACGAAGACGGTCCAGATCCCGACGAATTTCTTCATAACGCTTGGAAGATGGCCGATCAAATGGCAACCCACTTTTCTTGCGCGGACGAATGGCGGCTGACCCTGACCTTTGACTTAGATTTGCGGGAAAGCATTGAGGAAATAATGGCAAGGCAGGGGAGATCGTAATGGCTAAATGGAACTTGGATCAGTGCCGATCAATGGAAGACGATAGAGTTAACATGCACTACATAGTTGATCGTCTGGAAAATATTTTAGATGACACCAATCAAAAAGAAGAAAAAGTTATTCGTGAGTTAGAAGAGCTTAAACGTGAGTTGATCTATAATCTAGGCGTTAACTCTAGGATTAAAAGAAAGAATACTACGGGAGTTGGTGATGAGTAAGCAGGATCGTTTAGAAAGTCTCTTGCGAAAAGCTAAAGACCCCGCCTGTTCGTTCGAGGAAGCCTCTGCCGCCAGAGAGATGGCAGAAAAGTTAATGAATGAGCTAGGAGAAAGGCGCAAAAGTAAAGAAAAAGTTTTTCTCAAGGGTTTTTATGCCAAGGAACCAGTTAGTAAACCACCGTGGGTTTTGTTTGATTTACTTATTAGGCGTGAGGAATTGATCGAATGGCTTCAACAACAAGAAGGCGTATGGATTAAAGCACAAGTTTGCAGAAGTAAATCTACAGACAAATGGTACGCCGAGGTAGACCAATGGAACAAGGAGACAACTAATGACCGCTAAAGATATGGAACGTCTGTTGGACGAAGTGTTTGCAAAAGTGTTTGGGAGTAATTGGTGATGGAGGAAGATACAGTTAAAATTGAAAAAAACGTTTTGCTTGAGACGTTTGGTGAGACACAATTTAGTAACAAATACGCCGCGGCAATCCTTGAGTGCGAAGTTGGAGACAGCTTCTTAATTCCCGACGAAGATGACAAAAATAGAAATACAGTATGTCGAACGGCGGCGAGGCGGGGCATGCGTGTAGCTAGTCGTTTAGCGTCGCCTTGCCCCAAAACAGGAAAACCGCAACGGCGCGTGTGGAGGATAGAGTAAAAAGTTACTTGAAATGTAATCCGCGCAACGCCTAGACTAACGTAGATCAAGGAGACACAGGACATGGACGAACTGGAAAAAAGCATACAAGAAATACTGGATGCTTGCCCGTCAGAAATGTCGCCGCCACAACTGGCCGCGATAATCGCAAACATCATCAACGTATATAACTTCGCGCACCTCTGGCCTATCGTCTCGGCCCAAACATCCACGCTCTTGTATAACCACGAAACCATCGAAGATGCCGTGTCCGATGCAGAAGAATTTTTAAAAAGAATAACACGAAATACTCTACACTAAATAAAGGGAGAACTTTATGGAAGAAACCTTAACACCGTTTCAAGAAAACGAATTGCAGTGGCTACGCAGACAAGTAGATCGTTTGCAGGACGATAAAATGCGCCGTGATGAAAAGCACAAAAAAGATATAGATCGTGAACTCTGGGTTGCCCGTGAGGAACTTAATGCGTTTGTTGTCTCTTTAAGAAAGTCAGGTAAAAAAATATGATCTACGATATCTCACATAAATTGGCAAAAGACGGTTTCGACGAAGCCCTGAAACAAACCCAAAAAGGTGACGTAATAATCTACCACGTTGGAGAATTTGCCAGCGGCAAACATAAGTATAATGCCCTGCTTGCTTCCCAAGGCGGGCTCGTTTCCCTAGTTCAGAAAAAGCTCGGAAACTACAAGTTTCAGTACATTGCCCAGCGCTCTAAGAAAAAGCTTAGAAAATAGGGGCTTCACATTCTCCCATATCTGTGATAGACTGTTGTAGAGGGCTTCCG